TGGAAGAAATTTTTAAAGAAGGTTCACGGGGTTGATCGGTGGGATTTTCTCGTAGTTCTCCTCGGAGTTTCTTCGCTTGTGTTATACTTCTATTTACTATTTGTTTTCGGAGGGGAAACCTATGAAATTCAAAACGATGGGATTTGGCTCCCATGAACAAGCGTGGGATTGGGTGCTTCAAAACTGTGTTATCTTGTTAGGGACAGAAGACAGACAAGAAGAACGCGAGGAGTTGGAATATAGACTAGATGCTGCGCTCGACATGGTTCGTAACGGGTGCGAGTGGGCTGATCGTGGGGGAATCGGAGGGAGCTTATGGAAAAACTAAACGACGAAGACGAGGTTAATCACCCAAACCATTACAAACTTTTTAAGATCGAGTGTATTGAAGCGATGAAGGCAATGCTAACCGAGGAGGAGTTTCGCGGGTATTTACGCGGAAACATTTTTAAATACATGTGGAGATACCCGCATAAAAAGACTACGGTTAAAGACCTGGAGAAAGCTCAATGGTACTTTGATCGTCTACTGGAGATCGAGAAAAAAGAAGAGGAGAAAAGACGTGAACGCATCCGATATTAGAGGAGGTGGGGGCGTTTGTCGGGCGTGTGGTGCAGTTATGGAGCCGTGGGAGATCCGGTGGAAAAGAAAGCTCCGCGCCTTTGAAGACCTTTGTACCCTATGCTTGCAAGCAGTAGAGGAGGATCTGAATGACGAGACATTCAATAAACCTAAGAGAATACGTTGATACTTTTCCAGAAGAAGGGGAAACCATTAACACGTACCACTGTAAGAGTGGAGCTAACAACGACAGACTTTATATAACTAGAAAGAGTGGGGGAGTTGTTGTGGGCTTCTGTCATCATTGTGGCGAGAGTGGTTATCTCAACGAGGAGGGACAAACTACACTGAATACTCTTAGTAAAAAACCCAAGTCAAAAAAAGATACCTTTCAAAAATTTAACATCCCGCCATTGAGCGAGTGGGAAAAAAATACTCGGTGGGAAACACCCGTATTCGCAAAGCTGCCCGAAAAATTTAGGCGGTGGTGGTTAGAAAACGGGTTGAATGTTGCCGACGTAAAATCCTTCGGAATCAAGCACCTGGACGGTAATCTTACAGCGATACCTCTGTGCTCCGAACCTGAAAAACTTACGGGGCTTGCGATACGACCCCTCCGCGAAAAATTACCTAAATGGATACTCGCGGGAGACAAGTACCAAGCACCCTTTACAACCTGTGGAAAACCTGTTAATAAAATAGTAATAACTGAGGATATTGTTTCAGCTTTTCGAGTGAGTAGGAGTGCATTTGCTATGCCACTGATGGGAACCCACTTCGGAGATAGACACATAGAATTGCTTTTGAAAGAAAATAGACCTATACTTGTGTGGTTAGACAACGACAATATGGAAGTTATCCACAAAGCAAAGGATATATTTGCAAGATTATCTGGTTTAGTTGAGACTAGCATTTTTTTGGAAAATCAAGAACCTAAACATTTTATCCACAACAAAGATCTGGAGGACGTTATACATGGATAATGAAATTATTGCTACATTATGTAATATATATAATTATAATAAATTCTCTTCTCTTATTAGAGAAGATAGATTACAAGATGATTATAGAGATATTTATAAATCATTAAGTAATTACTATGACCAATCACCTGATGATGAAATAAACTGGGATCGGTTTAAACAATGGTACACGATCATTGAACACCCAAGCCTACCAGAAGGTAAAGCCGCAGCAATTAGTTCTGCTTGCGAACGCCTCAAGGAAACAGAAGTAGATACGGAGAGTGCTATTTTCCGAACCTTGTCCGAGAGATACTTCGCAAGTTTGATACACGAGAAATCTTTTGAAGTAGTTCAAGGTAAAAAATCTTTAGACGAGGTGAAAGACATTCTACGTAGATTTAATTTAGAATCGAAGGGTGTAGAACATGACGTAGACTCTATTACCTCAACCGATGAACAAGTCCTCGAACAAGTAAAGGAACTTCAGACTGAGGTTAGATACAAATGGTCTATCGAAGAACTAAACCTAATGTGTGGAGCTATAGGCCAAGGAGATTTTATCTTGTTAGGTGCGCGACCTGATGGGGGAAAAACTACCTTCCTACTCAACCAGGCGTGCGCTTTCGCATCTCAACTTGACGATGGAGAGTGTATCTTGTGGTGCAATAACGAGGAACCTCGGAGGAGAGTCGCCGCTAGACGATTTCAGGCAGGATTGGGGTGGACGAGAGAAGAGATAGACGCAGACCCAGAAACCGCACTGAAACACTTCCAAGCGAAGTACGGCGAGAACCGCATTGTTTCTCTCGATAAACCGACGCTCACGGTGTATGATATTGAGGCAGCTCTGGAGGAATTTAACCCGAAAGTGATTATCATAGACCAACTTCATAAGGTGGGAGGATTCGAGAAAGAAGCGCAAGGTATAGAACGGTATGCAAAGTTGGCGCAATATATCCGAGGACTGTCTCAGTTGTATGGCCCCGTTATTGGTGCGTCACAACTAGATTGGACGGCTGATAACGTCAAGTTCCCAGAGATGGGTAGTTTGTATGGCTCGAAGACCGCCGTTCAGGGTGAGAGTGATTGCATCTTACTACTCGGTCAGTGTAGAGAGGAGGGCACAGATGTTAGGTTCTTATCTACACCTAAAAATAAACTACCATACGCAGACGAGAATTACCGTTCAATAGGACAACCAGTAAAAATCGACAAAGCAAGAGCACAATTCATCTCTTTGATCGGGGGGAAGTATGCAAACAAAATCTAATATAATAGTCTTCGATATAGAGACTACAATTAACGCACCCTCTCCTCATTTTGGGGCGACCCCACACCACCGCGATAACGATATTGTACTGTTGGGATACTTAGAAGACTTCGGGGAGATTAAAATAACCGAAGACCCCTTAGAATTGAAGGATCGAATAGGTGCGGGAACTCGTTTGGTTGGACATAACATCGCGTTTGATCTGTCCTATTTAATGAGACACTTTGAAATCTCGCCACAAGTTGAGGTATGGGATACACAGAAGTTTGACTATCTGCTTTGTGGACGCGGTGCGAGAACCCCCTCTCTAGAGAAGACTGCGGAGAGAATGGAGGTTCCGTTTAAGAAGGACGAAGAAATTAAGGAACGGTTCCGAGTGGGGATTGGCTCAGATAAAATCTGTCGGAGACTGTTGACAGAGTACCTCGAAGAAGACGTTAGGACAACGGCTGCGGTGTATCTGCACCAACTAAACGCTATACCGGAGGACAGTAATCGCTCGGTGTACATACAGAAGCTAATGCAGGGGGTGCTAGTAACAACTCAGATGGCGTTCAATGGGCTACCTTTCCAGGTTGGGGGAGCTAGAAAAGAAGTAGAGGAGATTATCTTAGAGAAAGAACACAGAGTATCGGAGGCCACCGAGAGATACGCAAGGCACTGGCCTACCCCTCTTGGAGAATTTAATCTATCGTCCCCCTCACAGATCAAGCTATTCTTATGGGGTGGAGAGAAAAAGTATATTGTAGACACGCAAGTAACAAACGAACAAGGGGAACCAATACGATATAAGACAGGAGATAGGGTGGGAGAAATAAAAACAAAAAAAGAAACAAAGGTGTATGTGTCGGACGGGTTATGCTCCGCTAAAATAAAGCGGGAATTTTCTTTGAAAGGGTGGGAGACAAACACAGATGATACCGCACTGAAAAGATTAATTGAGTTGGACAAAATCAGTAAGGATGTGCGTGAGTTTTCCAAAGACGTACTGAAGATAAGGAATTTAGAAAAAACCATATCGACCTACTATAAACCATACATAGAGTATTCTATTGACGGTAGGATACACCCAAACTACAATCACTGTATTACCCAAACAGGGAGGCTATCTTCATCTAAGCCCAATATGCAAAACATTTCTGGAAAAGGTACAGCACAATGATATTGACACACTTCGCCACCGATAAAACATTCGCAGAGTTTGATTACGCTCAACTAGAGATTAGAGTGCTGGCCCTAGCGACTAAGTGTAAACAACTCATCCAAGACATAAACGACGGAAGGGATATGCACACAGTCTTTGCGGCGGAGATTTTCCAAAAACCAGAGAAAGAGATTACACAAAAAGAACGTAGAATTGCTAAAGGTTTTTCTTTTCAGTTGCAATACGGCGCGGGGGCGAAGGGCATCGCTAAGTTTTGGAACGTGGATATAAATTTAGCAGAAACTTTTATCAATTCGTACTACGAACGGTATCCCGAAGTCAGGGAATGGCAGGAAGGAATGTTATCAAAAGCAACGAAGACGCTAGACCACCGAGGAGACAAGAATAAAGAGGGGGAGGGTATACCTAGTTATTTTCTACCCACTATATGGCAATGCCCCGAAACAAAACAACCGCTTGGATACTTCAGACTGCTCGGAGAGAAACCAGAATGGAAAAACCACTACACAATATCCCCGACTAAAGTTAAGAACTACGCAATACAAGGGGGAGCATCAGACATAATGATGTTTATGTTGGTGAAATTACAACGAGCTTTAGAGAGGTATCCGACTAAGGTTTTAAACACGGTACACGATTCGGTATTGTTGGAGATAGACGATAATTTAGAGGAGGTAGCGACACTAACCAAACAAACTCTGGAAAGTGTGCCGGAAGAATTACAGACGGCGTTTTCTATCACTAGTCCGATACCGTTCCCCGTAGATTATAGTTTTGGAAAAACACTAGAGGAGGTGAAAAGAAACAGTTGAATTATTTTTTTAGTTGTGTTAGGATACTTACCGCATGACAGTAAAAGTGCGAATTATCAATAACTTAGGAGTAAATTATGGTAGCACAAGTAGTTAGTGGCGTAGTAGACAAACTTGCGAAGAATGGTAAGGCGTTCACCCTCACCACAGATTCGGAAACTTGGTACTCCGCCTTCAATGCGTCTCAGTTACAGGATTGTCTGTCTGGAGACGAGGTTTCTTTTAGCTATGCTACTAAGGAATCGAATGGCAGAACTTTCTACAATCTTAAAGGGGATTTAAAAGTGGCAACAGGTTCAGCACTTGGGCCACAACAAGCCCCGCAGGTTGGTACGCCTCGCAAAAGAGGGGAGCCGACTCTACAGAGAGAGAGACTTATCCTAAACCAAAATGCTTTAACCGCTAGTGTTGCGTTCCACGCGATCTTAGCGAGGCATGATGGGCAAATGCCTGGCGAGGACGATATTTTGGAATCCGCAAAGGCTTTTGTTGGTTGGACGAGTTCCTACTCTGGAGAAGATCTCCCTCCCACCGAACCCATCAGCAAAGAGGGTGAGTCAGAAGACTCTGCGTGGGAAGCAGCGACAGAATCCTTCAATGGAGTGAAGGTGGCGTAATGTCGAAGTACACCTTATTGATTGATGGCGATATAGTGGCGTATAGGGCCGGATTCGCCGCCGAGAAGAGGGTGTACTATGACACGAGGACTCCTCCCAAGGACGGGGGGAGTTCTTTTTCTTATAAGAAGGAGGCGTTAGCAGTAATTCCTAAAGACTATTTAACTTACGAGAGAGAATTGGAACCCCTAGATAACGCACTGTACAACTGTAAAAGCCTTATCCAGACCGCAATAGATAAAGTTTCTGAGGAGTTTGATACCGAGGACATTATGTACGTCACGTTTATGACAGGCAACACCGAAGAAGAGAATTTTAGGAATAAGGTTTCTGCTGAGTATAAAGCGAATAGAGATAAACTACACCGCCCGACATATTTGGACGAGATTAAAGATTATCTGGTGAGAAAACACAGTGGGTATCTTTCTCAGGGGTGCGAGGCAGATGATTTTTTTGGGCAAGCGAGTACCGACGCGAGGAGACAAAACAGAATCCCCGTCATAGCTTCGATAGACAAAGACCTGAAACAGATAGCGGGGTATCATTATAATTTTATGTCGGGTCAAATAGAGGAAGTAAGCGAAGAGTTGGCGAGTGTTGTTTTTTGGAGACAGATGTTAGAGGGAGATAGAGTAGATAATATCCAAGGAATAAAAGGTATAGGGGAAGTCAAGGCCAGAAACACATTACCTACAGGTACAACAAATGAAGAAGCGAAAGAACTCGTCCTCAACTACTACCAAAAAGACTTCACGGAGTGGGAAAAAAAGTTCAACGAAAACGCAGACCTCTTATGGATATGGCGCAAAGTGCCGGACTCGTGCCCGTACAAAATCGAACATTAGTATCGCCCCGTATCGGTCAAAGTTTGAGTACAACATAGCAGATCACTTAGAGAACAGTGGGATTGAATTTAACTACGAGTTAAAAAAGATACCGTACTTATTTCCGATTGCTAATGCGTACTGCAACGAGTGTGGGAGCAATAACGCAGGGAGAAAAGCGACATACACCCCAGACTTCTTTCTGGTTTCTTCTGGTTTGTGGATCGAAGCGAAAGGTAAGTGGGATTCTAAGGGGAGAACAAAGATTTTATCTGTGTTGGAGAGCGATAACGAATTGACTAGAGATAATTTTAGGATGTTGTTCATGCAAAATAACTGGATAACTTCTAACAAAAAGAAAAAGTACATGGATTGGTGCATTGAACACGGCATCGTAAGTGCTTGTGGGAAAGTAATACCGAAAGAGTGGTTATAATGAAGTATCTATTAACGGGAAAAAATGAGTGTGATTTCGGGCCAGATGCTCCAGAAGAAGATGTAGGGTTATTTAAAACCGAGGACGCAATAGCCCAATACATAGTAAACACCGCTTGGCTATATAAAGAGTCCTTCGACTCTCTTTACTTTAAAGACAAAGTTATTCGTCCCGAAGACTGTTGGAAGAAAAATCCACGGGTTGTCAGGAGAGCTAAAGCCAGATCCCTCATAAAAACTATGGAGGACTTAAAAAACCTCGTCAACTATGATATGATAATCTGGGAGCTTACCTACAAGTGGTATGAAGTCGAAGATGATTATATTTGCACAGGCTGGATTTACGAAACTCCCAGACGTTGGGAGTGGAATCACTCCGAGGAGATTTTATGAAACACGCGATGATACCCGATACCCAGATATTTCCAGATAGCGAAACTACGCACATTGATCTGGCGGCCAAGTATTTGAGGAGACATAAACCAGACAAGATAATTATTATAGGGGATTGGTGGGATATGCCCTCTCTATCTAGCTACGATAAACCTGGAGACAAGGGGTGGGAGACAAAGAACGTACAAGCAGACCTGAAGTGTGGGTGGGAAGCGATGAAGAAATTCCTGAAAGGACTACGTGCCTCTCGCTATGACCCAGAGATACACTTTTGCGTAGGCAATCACGAGACAAGAATAGAGAGAGCTTCTGCGAGCGCTACAATGCGAAGACTAAACAGCTTCCTCAACATAACAGACCTTATTCTAAAGCCGTTAGAATCTCTCGGAGTCATAACCCACCCATTCTTAGAGATAGTAGAGATAGACGGGATATGCTACAGCCATTACTTTGTGAACCCGACAAGCCTTTTTTCAAACCCAATAGGGGGCACTATAGAAAGTAAACTAAAGAATCTGGGACACAGTTTCACGATGGGACACCAACAAAAGAAGCAGACGGGGGAGATCTATACTTGCACCTCGAAGAGAAGGCGTGGCCTAGTTTGTGGGAGATTCTACCCAGACTACCATGAATATCTCGGCCCACAAAAGAACGATCAAAGTTGGTCTGGGATTCTAATGAAGCACGAGGTACATGACGGGGACTACGATCTTATGGAGGTCAGTATGGATTATCTTATTCGGGAATCTTCAAAGTGACATTAACGCTAACAGAATTATATGATAAGATAGCTGAACGATATGACCCAGATATAGTTCTGGAGCTATTAGATATAAGCACAGAGGAATTGTTATTTGCGTTTCCAGATAAAGTGGAGAAGTATAGATATAAGTTCGATATGTGTGACGAGGAAAATTATTATGAAGACAATGAACAAGGAGAAGAAGCGTGACTGTAAGAAAAAACGAGACAAAAGGCGGTGGGACTCGACAGCCCCCAAAGAAACTTGGCTCTCCAAAAAGTTCATCCCAGAAGAAAAGAAGTACAACCGAAACAAATACAAAAGACGTTTTATTTTTGAGTACTATGATGTTGGTAGCGGCTAATCAAATATCGACTAGAGGCTCCGCAGAAATAACCAAAGAAGGTGTACAGATAATTTACAATACTTTGTCAGACATATATAAAGGAATAAAGTAATGCAGACGCAACAACAATTTAGAACCTCTCTTGGAGAAAATGTATTCCGCACCAAGTACGCACAAGGGCCAGAGGACACTTGGAAAAACCTCGCAATCCGTTGTGTAGAGGATGTATGCGGAACCATGAGAACAGGACAACACCCGATAATGCACAAGGATGAGCGGGAACAACTTATCGAGTACGTGAGCACTATGAAGTTCATTCCAGGTGGCAGGTATCTGTACTATGCAGGTAGAAAACTACACGCTTGGAACAACTGCTTCTTGTTAAGAGCAGAAGAAGACACGAGAGAGGAGTGGTCAAACCTCATATGGAGAGCTAACTCGTGTTTAATGTTGGGAGGAGGGATAGGAGTAGACTACTCTCGCTTACGCCCCGCAGGACGCTCCTTATCGCGCACAGGAGGCGTTTCTAGTGGGCCACTACCCCTTATGTACATGATTAACGAGATCGGTAGGAATGTTATGCAAGGAGGGAGCCGAAGATCCGCTATCTACGCTTCCCTTGACAGAGAGCATGAGGATGTAGACGGTTTTCTACACGCTAAGAATTGGCACGAGATGTTAGTTACAGAAGGTGTTACTTTATCCCAAGCCAAGGAGAATAATTTTAACTTCCCTGCACCACTAGACCAGACTAATATCTCCGTAAACTATTCAGACGAGTGGTTAAAGTTGGGAGACGATAAGTGGAAAGATGAGGTTTTTCTCACCAACTGTAGGCAAGCACTCACTACGGGAGAACCTGGATTCAGTTTTAACTTCGGGGATAAGTCTAACGAAACACTAAGAAATGCTTGCACTGAAGTAACTAGCGCAGATGATTCGGATGTTTGTAACTTGGGGAGTGTGAACTTAGGGAATATAGAGAGTATAGACGAGTTTAAGGACGTAGTGCGACTAGCTAGTAAGTTTCTTGTTTGTGGTACATACCGCGCAGACTTACCTTACGAGAAAGTAAAGGAAGTGAGGGAAAAGAATAGACGGCTCGGCCTTGGTCTTATGGGTATACACGAGTGGTTGTTAAAGCGTGGCGGAAAGTACGAGGTTACACCAGAATTACACAGATGGTTGAGGGTATATAAACATGAGTCAAAAAAATCTGCTGATGAACATTGTGACAGACTGTATCTTTCAAAGCCTATCGCATACAGAGCAATCGCGCCTACTGGGACTATTGGTATCCTCGCAGGAACTACGACAGGTATTGAACCAGTATTTGCAGTCGCTTACAAAAGAAGGTATCTCACAGAAGGAACTAGATGGAAGTATGAATTCTGTGTTGACGGTACTGCCCAAACCCTCATCGACAAACTTGGAATCAACCCTTCCAACATTGACTCGGCTCATTCTTTATCTAGTAAACCAGAATCTAGAATCAAATTTCAAGCCGACATACAGGACTACGTTGACCACAGTATTTCATCCACAATCAATCTACCAAACGCAAAAGACACCGAAGAAAGGGATGTTCAAAGGTTTGCTAGAATCCTTGCGAAATACGCCCCAAGACTCAGAGGATTTACCTGCTATCCTGACGGTAGTAGAGGAGGGCAGCCAATTACGTCTGTCAACTATGAAGAAGCTATTAAACATAAGGGTGTTGTCTACGAAGAAAATGACCCGTGTGGAGGGGGAGTCTGTGGAGTATAATCGAACAAAGGAACAAGATGAGGAGCTAAAGGCGTGGGTTAAGGATCATGTATCTTGAGGTGGGAGAATGGAGAAGAGAGTTTCCCGATAAATACTATAGAGAGGAAGATCATATGGGGCGAGGTGTAGGTAACTACGTTATAGACGAGTTAATGAATCAGATAAAGCAGTTGAAAGAAAGGAACGCACAGTTGGAAGAGGAGAACAGGCGTTTGAAGAAGAAGAAAGAGCCTTCCTCGTTTACTGAGCTTTTAAAGCAGGGAGATTAAAAAAGACCCCCGATTAAGGGGGCCAGAGAGGGACTAATCTTATGTTGTTTGAACCAGTTGATATACTTTTTTGGGGAAGTGTGTTCTACATACTGTGGTTACTTGGGGAGTAGATAAAGTGGTGCATTTTATGTCTAAGAGATCCGATTGGGCTACCCCACAAGACTTCTTCGATAAGTTAAATGAAAAGTTTAATTTTGATTTGGATGTTTGTGCTGATGCGACTAATGCAAAATGTAAACGATATTATTCTATTGAAGACGATGCTCTGTCAAAAACGTGGAAAGGGTACTGTTTTATGAATCCCCCCTACGGTAGAGAGATTACAAAGTGGGTGAAGAAGGCGTACCACTCTGCTGAAACAGGGGAAGCAACCGTAGTTTGTCTACTCCCATCCCGCACAGATACGAAGTGGTGGCATGAGTACATTATGAGAGCGGATACAGTATGGTTTGTGAAAGGGCGGTTGAAATTTGACGGACATAAAAATTCAGCCCCTTTCCCAAGCGTGGTCGCGGTTTTTGGCGATTATTCCGATTACAAAGAGTGGAGGTTGGGAGGATTCTTTACTTATACGTAACCTCATTCCCGAAAGAACCACCACCCTGTACAGATATACTTCGTTCCTTTTAGGGGCGGGTTCCCTCTGTGTTGCCAAGGCCAAGCGGCGGGGAAGATAACTAACTTCCCTGCTTCTGGGGGGACTCGTTCCATTTGATTAAGAAACTCTGTTTCCCCACCCTCTTCTATGTCGTTCATATATAACGTCCAGACGAGTGCTCTAGCAACCCCATCACTTCTACCGCTTTGCTCACAATGCCAAACGTGATAGCCCCCGCCTGGTTCTGTTTTCTGCATCTTTACGTTGTACCCGACTACGGGTAATTCACTTCCTCCCGCAAACTCCGCTAAGTAGGTCTGTAGGTAGGGCTGTATGGCTCGGTGTATTTCCCCCGATAGTGGGGAACAATGGTCTTCTAACATAATAGAAGAGTCCTTCCTTCCCAACTTAGTTCCGAACTGTGGTTCCCCCGAGTGAGAACTTTCTTGTTCTATCTCGTCGAATCTCTTTATTATTTTATCTAATACGTCTTTGCCGAGTACATCCCTGTAAGCCCGAATAAATGAATCCATATTTATCCCTCATAAATCTTGTGATGGTGATTCTAGTAGACTTCTCCCTATATAATCTTTTTGTATTTCGTAAACACCCCTCGTCGCTTCTCTAAGTAATGTTCGTTTTTCTCTTTTTATATTCTCTGGGAGGTTCCTAATCCCTAAAACAAATTTCTCGTAGTCTTGTTTTGTAAAAAAATCTTTTGGAGGAAGGTAAACAGGGTTTCTCTCGTCGGGAACTGTCATCATTTTACGGACATCTTCTCGCGGAAGAACTCCTTTTAAATTAGGCCCGAAGAATATCCGACGCACCTTCCTTTCGTCACCCGCATAAAGTGTTACTGCGTCTTGGTATAAATCCCTAAACGCTTTTTGGTGAGCGAAGTCTACTTGGTACGCATCATCTACCTCCCCAAACCAGATGTTCATTTGGTCAGATCCAAGCTCTAGGGGGTCTGATATGTCCAGTATTCCTTGTAATAACGTAGACTTTATCTTGGACATACTTTTATCATGGTTCGCGTTTATCTCTCTGGCAGCAAACCCAATAGAAGTTCGTTTGTTAATTGTTCTGGTAGTAAATGCCCCAGGATTAAGCCCTTGTTTGTAGAGAATATCCCCTAACTCTCCGATAGTTTGTGGGGGTTTCCTAGCCTCGTTAAAGAATTTCGGATAGAGTGCTCGTTCTATATCATTCGGAGTTAGGTCTAATCCGAGTACTCTATCTCGCCCCTTCAGTGCTCCCATCTTTTGTGCTGTATCTAACCCGAACTTAACAAATCCTGGCTGGAGTATTTTATAAAAGTTTGCTAGGTTTGCAGGATTATCGCCCCCCTTAATTAAATAGTTTGCCGCTTGTAGGGTCATAGAGGGGTCTGTGTACGGCGATACAAAACTCTTAGCCGCAGTTAGTATCCCGTCTTGTATCGCTGTTTCAGAGTCGTCCCCGTTACCAAGAGCAACTATAAGAGGCATAACGGCTTCTAGAAAAGGTTGGTGGGGGTTAGAATAACTCAGATTAATGTACTTCAGTTCATCATCTTTGGGGTCACTTTCTAACACTAACGCTCCATTTCTATCCCAAGGAGGTACAAAATCCCTTAACACTTCTAGCATAGATTCTGTACCATTTGCCTCTGCTACCATTTGAGCGGTAATGTACGGTGCAGACGCTATTGCAGAAATACCCAGTAATCTAGACACACCACTACGAACAAGCGGAGCGTTACCTAAAGCAAACCCCTCCGCCATCTCTTCTCCACCAAGGCGGAAAACATTACTGACATTACGAAAGTTTTCTGAAGGGTACGCTGAGAAATTACCGATTACAGGAATACTTCTTGTTAGCTTGTGTTCTGTAATTCGCGGCACTCTAGAATAGATTGGCATAACCCGCTTAGTCTTTATAGCCGAGGCGTGGGCGAAAAGCTGATTGGGGGATAAAGTCCTCCCCAACTCGTTCTGCCAACTATTCAAATATGCGGTACGTTGTTCTGGAGCCATCTCCTTCCAAATTTGTCTCTGTTTCCCAAACTCTGCTAAGAAGGTTATCATCTTAAAGAAGTCGTCTGTCCCACCGTAAAAACCCATAAAATTTCTATATAACTTGGGGAACGCCCCGACACCGAAAGTACCCACCTTTTCTATAAGACCTGGAGTTTCGTTTATATCTCTCCCCAATCTAGTTAGCATTTGCCCGATGTCTATAGACTGCCCTGTTACCCCCAGAGTACGCACTAGAGAAGTTAGTTCTCGCCTTTCTGCGGGACTCATTTTAAAAATTGCCTTAGTTACTTCTGGTAGCCACTGATAAGGGTTCCCAGATAAAACACTACCAATCGCACCGCTAGCGTTTCTAATAATAGCTACAGGAGATAATACCGTCTTACCTACTTTGAGCGTTCCTTGTACTCGTGCAGATCCTCGCGCAATGCTTTCAGCAACCTCACTATTAAATAAAGGTTGGTACTTATCAAACTCCCTTATTACCGGAGCTAATCTATCTTGTACCTCCTTAGTAGTGTAATAAGCCTGACTAGCTTTATCTTTAGTGTTTGTAGGAACAAAAAGATTATTGGGTTTATCAAAAGGAATCAATGCGCCCTGATTCTCTGTTCCAATAACCCTAACTATATCGTCTGTAGTAGGTAGCGGGTCTAGTCCCTGTTCCTTTCTGGTCTTGTTTATAATCGCTCGTGCTTGTAGTGTAGAAGCCGCTCTAACCGCCTGACCCCTTCCCGCTAAACTCTTCTGTAGATTCTGGGCGAAGTAAGCCTTCTCTACGGAGTTCATTATTCCCGCAACAGACTCGACAACACTCTGCGATGCGCTGTAATTTTCTCCCCAGATTTTTCTTTGGACTGCGGGGATAGCCTCTAAACTCTCTGAGACATTTGCACTTAATTTAAAGCGACCCTTCTGGGGTTGGTACATTCTCTGTGCGAGTATCCTTGCGTTCTCCCGCGCGTTCTTTCCAGTAAAACTTGATCTCGTTAAGCCTTGGGTGTAGTGAGGATACTTTTCCTTCAGAGAAGCAAACCATGTTTTCTTTCGATCCCCTTTGGGTTGCCTTACCGCAGAAATTAGCTCGTCTATAACTTCTGGATTCTTGTCTAAAAATTTATCAAAGGGTACAGCCCGTTTATTAACAGAAAAGACTTCGTAAACTAATCTAGCATAACCGTCTTTAAGCCATGTTGGACTGTCAAATATCTGGCGAAACCCTGGAGATACATTAGGTAGATTAGCGGCGTGACTTCTAGCATCTTTAATAACTGTACTAGCTGTGTCAGTAGCTTTTTGTATCTCTGGGTGGAGTTTATTATACACTCCTCTAGGACGATAAAAGGGGTAATGATCTCTGTTAGGGTGGCCTACTTTACGATCTCCTCGCAAAACAGACATAACATCCCGAATAACCCCGTCTCTATTATTCTTGGTTGTATTTTTATTAATACTACGTTCTAGATCTCTAGCAGCGACTTGAGCGCGATAATTAAATTCGGAACTAATCCCCTGAACTTCCTCTAAAATGTGTGTAGAAGTCTCATCCCTGTAAGATTTAGGTAGAAGATTATTCTTCATCCACTGAGCAGCAGCCGTATCCCCAACACTATTATCTATAGAACGAGAAAGTGCCCCTACCGCAGTATTAAAGCTCCCCCCGAAACCGACAGCTAATGGCCCTTCCATTGCTCCAACAAATAAAGCATCCCCTAGATCTAATTCTTTTTGGAAGTTTAAACCTATTCTGTCTGTCTGTTGGGATAAGGACTTCGCTGTACCGCCAGCACCAGTAATTGCTGACTCGACTGCAAAGGCTTTTAGTACGGGTTTCTGGAAAGCAAGTTTAGCTCGGTTGGCGATATACTTAGCAACACCTCTTTGTGCCGCTTGCCTAGTCGCAAGAGCCGCCGCACCGGAAGCCCCCGCCGTCTGGAAGCCCATAAACGCCCCAAGTAAATTAACTGGATCGCTTGCTGCCCCCGCAACGTGCTCCTTAATGTTTTCAAATGCTGGTGGAGCACCCTCCTCAAAAAGATTAGGTAGCTTTTGTATCTGATTCCCAACATAAAACAAGTGTCGCGCCTGTTCTGGAGTTGCGTCTGAAAAAGCCCGTCCTTGTCTTAGGACAGAGGTTAGGTTCATACCCGTTGTTTCTGTCGCTAATCCTCCCCACCTTTTTTCCTCTAAGAGTTGGTCAACAACTGCCCTTCGGTACTCTGGGGTATCTTCCATCTTCATATCTGGAAGACGGTCAAGTAACCTTAATGTTTTAATCCCAGAGTTTATGAACTGGTTATCGTTCTGTAACCCTTGGTAGGTGGTCATTCTGTATCTCCCGAACCCGCCTCCTGAAATGCCGCCTCTACTAAAGCCTTAGTATACACAGAAAAGTTTGAAAACTCTTTTTTAAGTTCTGGGCTTGTCTCATACTCTTTCCGCAACTCCGCATCTCCTTGAATCTGCGCCGTAAGTTTCCTTTTCTCCGCTAGGATACGCCTATTGTCTTGAAATCTCGTCCATAACGACTTCTTTTCTTCTTCTTCGTCTCCTTCCCCTGTTTCTGTAAGCGCCTCATCATCCGTCTTAAACAGTTCATTTTCTCCGGTCTTCTTCTTCTTCTCCGACGTACCAAACTCGCTTGTTACAGAGTGGGCTTCTGGAATATCAAAACCACCTGTAAAAAATTCGTTGCCCGTTAAAGCCTTATATTTGCTGCCTAACTCCTCCAAACTACGTTCTAATACACTGAACCGTTTCCTTAACGCCTCATCTTTTTTATCAAATAGGTCAAGTTCCTTTTTATATTCTGGCGTTCCTCCGTGTAGCACCATGTTATCTGCTACAAAAGCCCTTCTTGCCTCTTCATTAGCTGTAAGTGCGTTCTCTACCGACAAGTACTGACTATTCGTAGTATTTAGATTACGTATAATAGCCATTTCTGCACGATCATCTTTATAATCTTTTGATTCTTTTGCCGTCTGTAGGCGACTTTTTGCAAGTTCTGAGGTATACAGTTGGTTAGAAAACATTTTTGCTAGTTCTGGGTTAATTATCGAGTACTTAACTACCCGCTCTTGTAAGGCTTCTGGAGAATATAAATTGGGGCCGTACCTCTCAGCAAGATCATTCTCTATTACTTTGTGGGTTATTAAATTAAAACCTTCTTTCAGAGCGTTACCGAGTAGCTGTTGATTAGCTAACTCTGTTCGATAAAAGTCAGGTAGTTGTGGTTGTGCTAACGGTCGCCATGCCATTTATCATTCTCCTTCGGTTGATTTTGCTACGCATCCAGTTTCTTACGATGCTTTGCAATTTCGGTTTGTCTTTCATCCACTCCGCAATCGGTTTTGCGTAACGGTTGTACAGCGTTTTAAACCATTTTGGTGCGACTTCTTCTTTCCAGAAGTAAAACGCTATCCATTCTGGGTTATCTTCTCCAAAAACTAGTCGGGCCACATGGCAAATATATTGTCCCGCGCTAGTAGGAGGGGCCAGACTACCGCCACCACCAAAGGGGTTTGAGAAACTTGGCATACCGCCTCCCGCACCGAAGTAAGCCCCTACTGCTGGAGCAACTGCCCCTGCTAATGTACCCAATATCCCAGGACTACCTTGAGCTTTTGCTAAAGCGTATGGCAATCCAGCCTCACCCCAAGCCTGAGCCTTACCGACATCAAACCCAGTTAATGCTCCTGCCAAACCTAATGCTGGTTGTACACCACTACTAGCTAATTGTAGCGGAGCGAATTGAGAAGATCTAATTCCTTGTAAGGCAGCAATATCCCTAAGAGTACGTTGCTGTCCTGATGTACGGAGCGCATCTGATTGACCCAATAAAGCCGCTAATGCTTGTCTACCTGCTTCGTACTGCCGATTACCTGCGCTTACTGCGCCCGTCCGTAATGCTTGTCTAGCAAGTAAATCACCTCTCCTCCTAGCACCTAAGATGTTCTCGCTAGCAGTACCGCCCCCCAATCTTCCGAGGAGACTACCACTACTGCTTTCATCTCTTCCGGCCATCATCGCATCCATATCTCCCAAACCCGCAGTATAAAGTGTTTCGTAATCTTGACGACTTCTGGGATCTTGCTCGTATCCTTCCATAAGTCTCCTAGCCGCATCATCCCGTTTAAAACCCTGACGGTTAAGATATCGTAATAATTTATCGCCTAAAGTTTGGAATTGTTCTGAAACAGCTAATTGATCTTTAGAAGGGTCTACGCTAATTCCCCCAGGCCCCACAGTAGTTGTTCCAAATGGCCCTTGATATGTAGTAGTCGCATACTCTAGTGGATCTATCTTGGCTCTAAAGTCGTCTTGCCAATACCGAAGATACCTCTTCTTACCCGACGACGGAAGAATACCAAACTCTGGTTGTTGTGTGTGTGGGTTTATAGAGTTATTTTCGTTACCGACTATATACCGTTCTGGATCTAATCCCATAGCTTCCATACGAGCATTAATCTTTTTTGTTAGACTACTATCAAGTATTCCTCTGGGGATAACACGTTCTCCTGTTGCTACGTGAGCTATCGTATCGTCTCCACCTCTACCAAATTTAGCAAAGTCGCCTAAGTTAAAACTATTTGCCATCTTTTCTCTCCATACTAGCGTTGGGATCGTTATATCCATTTCCCAAAATAAATTCCTGTTGGTAATGTCCCCCTACATCTTCTAAGCTAGAGGACATCGCTTTTTGTTTATAAAACTCTAAGACAGCAGTAGTTGCTCGTTGAACGCCGTCCTTTATTTCTTCGCGCATTGCACTTATTTCTGCCGCAGGTCTTCGCGCTTCATTTGCCGAAGAAACAATTACCGCCTGGGCCATAAAGAAACCACAACCTTTATTTAATGCTTGTTCCCCTGTTGCCTGATCTGTCCACATCTGTTCCCACCAAGCAGGACAACCCGACTCGTTAGATGTTTGAGGACACCGCTTACAATTAAAGGCGTTCTTATATTTTTTCTCTGTTAGTATATTGGTCTGCATTAGTTCTTTGAACAAATTACTGTATTAAGATAAGCTGGTCGCCAATTACCGTCTACCGCATTACCACTAAGGACAACATTACTTGTCGTTGATCCGGTTGTTGCAGAATTTGGATTACTTGTATTACCGCTTGCGGGGTTGTCTGTATTAGGTAAGTTATTAGGATTACCGGAATTACCACTTACACTAATACTTGCATTGTTACTTCCGTATTGACCCCCGTCACCAGTATTAATCCCATTAGTTAAAGTAATAGAATAATTACCGTCACTATGGGTATGGTTATTTATTGCGTGAACGTGATTACCTATACCGTGTGTATGATTATAATTATGTGTGTGAGATGTCGACGCACCTTGAAGAGTTGACGTTCCGATTGTCCAATTACCTCCTGTAGCTATACTAGCGGCATTTTGAATAATAGGTACGACATCATCATAAGTAGTAACCAGAGTCCACCCCGTAGGAGCAGAAGAGGTAACAAATAACATTTTTGTTCCTGAAGGAATAACTCCACCAGTATCTTCTTTTGTTGCAATGGCAGTTGCTATCGCATTAAATTCTGAATCTATATCAGCCCCAGAAATGATCTTCTCTGCATCACCAGATTCGAGACTATCTTTGGCTGTAAAATTTTCTACTCTAGTATAATTAGACATTCTTATCTACCTTCTCGCCCTAATTTGACGAACAAAGAAAATTGCTCTATTGCAATTCTAAACCCATTTGATGTAAAACGACTTCCTAGTTTCAGTGCTCTACCTGAATGTTGAACAGAGGAGCTTAAATTATATACTGTCTCAGACCCCCCACCCCATTCAGCGACATTCCATTCAGAGGTTCCCCATTTTCCTTGTGCTCCAGATGCGGTATCTCCTGTTCCCCTAGAGTTTCCTCTTTCGTTACCTAAAGTAAAACTTACTTCTCCAGAACCGCCCTCTGTAAAGGCATACGTGATCGCTACATTATCTGTAGTATTTCCTATCAGTGCCGCAGTTATCTTTTTTAAGACTTTAAGTTTAGAGGAACCAAAATCTACCGGATTAGACCGCCATATACAAGAATAAGTTCCGCTATCTGTAGGAGCATCATCACTATACCCACTATACTTACCCACCATTCCACAAGAACCAATATAAGTCTCCCCTTCGTTATAAGTAAAACTATCCCATAACGTATCTGTGTACTTTGTAATTCTTATTGGGGCTTGTGGGTCAAGCGAGTGCATATCAAACACCCAAATATCTCCATTAGGAGACTTTAACCAATACTGCCCTTCTTCTGGGTCGTAGTTAGATTTAATCTGAGGTAACGCCGCTTCTGAAGAGGCTACGTCTACTAAAAAATTTCTGCGAACTAACGTAGAGATGTCCCTTAATTCTGCTTTATTTCCCGCGTAGATACTTTGCCGTAATGACCGTACTCCAGTGGCAGATAAGAAATAAATATCATTACCTATATTCTGAACACTGTCTCTTGCTATACACCCTACACCCGTAATAATCTGCTCAATAGCTAGATTAAAAGGATCGTCTGGGTTGCTATATAAGATGATATTGTTTCTAAGAAAAGCAACAAGATAATTGTCGAAAGAACCAATCGCAACTAGATCATCATAACCCCCTGCAATAGCCGCAAAGTTGGCTGTGAGATCTATCTCTCCACCGTAGGTATATCCCCAGTTAGTTTCATCAAGTAGACGAGAGTATGAAATTATATTCTTACCTGTCGTACTTGTAGATTTTTGTGCCCAGAGTCTACCAAAAGCAGAGTGTACTACTCCACCAGTAGGGACAGTAGCAACTGCGGTTAATTCTTCTAGTTTTTGTGAATTATTCCCTGTACCCGTTAAGTCTATCTCTGTCCCATTAACGGCATTGGCGTTTGTTGTCGCTAATTTAATCCGAAATTCATCTACTTTAATGACGTAATATATAGTATCCGCAGATAAACCTCCAAGAACAGTTCCTCCACTATCCTCGTACTCAACCATATCCCCTGTTTTTAAATCATGTGTCCCTAGAACAATCGTATTATCTTTTATATTAACTAAGGAGGTAGTGATTGTATAGTCTTTTACTGCCGCAGAGATTGCCGCGAAATTTCCCGCACCAGAAGAAACTGCCATCGTTTGTCCTGGTATAGCGGCAACACACTTGTTATTAAATGTCACAAACTGTAGTGCAGTTGTAGTAAAACTTAGAGATCCTGTCCTATCTGTTGGGCTATTAAACGCAGTTCCCGCAGATTCGTAAATTTTATTATTAGCGACAGAAATTAAATAATCATTTCCATCATTCTTTTTAAACATAAATAACTGGTCGATGGTTGGCTCTAAGAAAGCAATAACACTTGAACCACCGCCAGATGCCGCAGAAGTTGCCTCTCCATCACTGTAGAAAGTATAACTATTTGCGTCTACTTTTGTTATTTTTTTCCGTATATTTATTTGTGCGGCGGTAATACCTCCGGTAGCGGTTGCCCCACTAAGTGTAACATAATCTCCAGAAGATGCGCCGTGGGAAGAGTGAGTAATCGTTATTCTAGTGGGTTGATTAGCTCCGATCTGTTGGCTATTATTCCCCGTACCAGTTAAGCTAATAGCAGTACCAGCAGTAGCATCAGAAGAACTCGCTGCCAAACTAATTGTGTTAGAGTCTACAGAAATAACATAATAAGTTGTTCCATTAACTAGAGGACTAAGAACTGTCCCTCCCTTACTATAATAAACAACTGCCGCCGTTGTACTATAACCGTGACTACTAATTGTAATACGGTTAGTACTGGTATTAACTGCACTTGTGGCTACGGTATTATTTATAGCCGTTGCTATTGGATCAGAACCAAGAGCCGTTCTTCCTATCCGATTAGCTGTAGTAGTTAAGGCATTAAATCCTTTTCTATTGGTTAATCTTCCTGAAGAATCGTAAGCGATATTTTCTGCTACTTCAGCAAAAACAGGAGCATCTGCATAAGTCTCTCCTTCCGAGTTTAACCCGTACATCCCTGGAGCGCGTATAACAAGCGACTGCAAATTACTCGCCATTAATAATCTCCCAACACTACCCAATCTCCTCCGCCTTGTCCTTGATGCTGTTGATCTTGTTCATACGCAATCGCATCTCCCAATGCTTTTTGATAAGCTCTCTCTATATCGGAGCTAACTTCCCCCTCATCTTCTCCCCGCTCTCGAATACATAAAGATAGTGCCCGTAAATAAATAGGATACCACGGGGCTGTAAAATAATCTGTTGCTAGAGTTAAGTCTTCTTGAGGAACAACACACTCAATATCTAAAGAATAAGCCGCATCTGGTATCGGATATAAATAAACTTGTAAAGATTGGTTTGTTGTTGGTGTAGAATCAGAACTACTATATGTTGGTGTTTGTAGCCCTTGTATTGCGTACATCGTAGGTTCTTGAGAAGGTGGACTAGCCATCTGAATCATTTGTCTCAGATAATTGTACGGTCTTGGGACTAGTCGGACATTTCTCGTTGTATTATACACATCCAATACCCTACTACGAGGATTAGAATAAACTGCCGTACTAGTGTTTTCTATAGCATAGGACTTTACCGTATCCGCAGTACTTATTGTGATAGTTTTTTGGAGTGCTAACCAATTATAGGTGTCTTCTACTTCTCGTTTTGCATCGTTAATCAGTTGGATAACCGTATCTGTATAAGTTGGGCTTCCACTTGTAGTTGCAGGAGAAGTATTTTTTGTAGATGAGATAGAGGTGACAACCTGATCCCTCAAACGAATCATAATCTTATTTACGACATCAAGTAATGTTGTTCCTACTTTTGCCATAGTACACCTCTCTCCTTTAAAATTGGGGGAGTGTTACCTCCCCCGTTAGTTTAGACTACTTCTCTAGGAATAACCATAACATACAGTGTGCCAGAACCTAAGTCTATCGCACCACCAGTATTGTTAGCTAAAATTACAGTGACCGTATCAGCCGCCGTAACCGTAGCAGTTAGGGTTATGTCTGTGGTGTCAATGCTCATAGAAGCTAGAGCAAAGTCGCCAAGTTGTGCGCCAGTTACAGTAACTTCTTCAGCAGCTTCGTCACCATCAGAAACGCTACCCCAATCTTTGGTTTCCGAGGCAATCGCGTATTTGGTTACAGATTGCCCGTAGTTTGTACCTGTGGGTAAGGCCATTATATATCTCCTTTACAAATTACGTAGTGGTAGCAATCAAGATACCAGCATCGTCCCGCAACTCGCCCGTACCATAGATCATATCAGCAGTAAACAAATCTCCAAGAAATTCTTGCTTATACTGAGTCTGTGTACGAACCCCCATTTGCTCAACTAGAACCATTGCCGACTTATGTGCAAGCAAGCAAGCTCTGGAACTATTATTCGTTGGCGAATTAGAAGAGACATAGATGGGTATACCATAAAGATCTCCTATTAATCCATTACGAATCGTATTCCCACCACCTGTTTCTCCAACATAAGCCTGTTCGGTAAACCGAGCAACACCAGTAAGATTCTTTTTCTCTACTGGAGGAACTACTAGAACGCGATCATCCATAGGCACATCAGCATCGTCAAGAGTCTGAATAACCTTCCGAAGTCCTGCATCTGCAATAGCAACACCCGCTTGTGAAGAACTGAAAAGCGTTGAACCATCTGAACCAATAACTGCTTGATCGCCATGATAAGCAGCCGCACCATCCCCGCCTTGGAGATTATACGCTTGAGTCCAGAGATCGCTGTCTACTTGTGTAGCTAACGCATATCCAGCATCATCTGTGTAGAAAGCCCTCATACTAGAAAGAGCTTGTTTTTCTAACAGATCTTCTATCAAACGAGAATACTCATAGTGCTTATCAATACTGACACTTATCTCAGTATCCGTAGCCGCAATAAGCGTTACCTGTTGTCTAGTTGTTTTTGCGGAGGCAGACCCGCGAGTGGGTTTTGGTATATGTACCGTATCCCCTTTTTTGCCATTGTGATTCATGGTAGTAACTAAGTTTGCCAAGACTAGGTTACTCTTGTAAGCCGCAACGACTTCATCGCTCCACAATTCAGGAATAAATTTATCCTGTGTGGTTGTATTCATCGCTGAAGCGGCACTAAAATTTGCCATTATATCTCTCCTTCAGGCTAATTTAAGTTGTTAAAAGTATTATGACACCCGCCCTTCCGAGTAGGCTTGCATGATTTCATCATGTAGGCTGGCATAACGTGCTGGATCATTCATACGTAGACGGATAAGCTCGGCTCGTTTGTATCGAGGTTTCCCTTGCGTAGTTGCGTCCTTGGATGATCCCGAAGAAACTGCTGAAGCCGCCGCCAGTTCTTCACTTTTGATGGCTTTATTCTCTTCTTGTTTAGCTTGTTGTGGAGCTTTATGTACTGCTTTGTATTGACTGAACAATTCATCTGCATATTCATATTCTCCTTGACTTGCCCTAACCCACATATCTTGTCTCGGAGTACTACCCATCACCCAATCTTGGAACTGCATATCATTTACAATTTCCGCAACGTCTGGGTGTTTTGCCTGTAATTTCTGCATAGTTGTATCTACTTGCGTTTGCGTTAAATTCGCTTTTACAGGTTGTAGTGCCTCTTCAACTACTCGCCTTACCGCAGTAACGGGATCAGCAAAAAAGTCTTCATCTTTTACTGGTTGGGATGTAGACTCTAGTTGTTGACCATTTGTTTCGGTTAGATTTTTTTGAATCAAAGAATCGGCTAGTTTTCGCAACTCACCCAGTTCATTACTTTGTCTACCTGAGTGTTGTTCTAAGTTCTGATAGGACTGTACTATTTCCTCTACAGTTTTTCCTTGGAACTTAGGAGGTAAGATCGCTTCTTCTTCTTGTGAAGGTTGTTCTTGTTCCGTTGCGTTTTCTTCTACTTGTTCTCGTTCTTGGGTCAAGCGGGACTCCAAATCTGAGTCGTCAACTGCCTCTGTTTCTAGTGTCTCCGCATCTAATAAATCCGCCATAACATTTCTCCAATCTTAGCCCTTTCGGGGGATTAACAAGGAATACCTAATCTTTTCAGATTATGTTTATTCGCTTTCCTATGCCTTTTTGCCCATTTATCTGCGGCTGTAGGAAAGCCCGTATCTATTCCAGGTAATGAGAATTTCCCGCCTGAAATAATTCTTTCCGAAGTATGGTTTTCACAACAAGGACTTGGTAAAGATTTTCCTTTATTGTTAGACCACAGTTCAGTAACTTCTCCGCACTTCAAACAACGATAATCATTCAATATCTTCATTGTCTTCAGTCTCATCTTTTTCTGCTTGCTCTAGTTCATTCTTAACGATATCTTCTAATTCTATAAAGAACTGAAGCATCCCCAGTGAACCGCGAGTTTGCCAAAATGCTTTTTCATCAGAAATTACGAAAAGATTATTGGACGTATTAAACATTTCAATAAACCTTTCTCTAAGTAATCTCCACCCTTCTGTATCAAAGGTCACAAACATCTTTTCGTAATTCTGTCGTTCAGTTATATCCATTAACTTTTCCCTCTCAACATTTGTAAAATCAACATTGCAGCAACTTCTTCATCATCCTTTAATCTGAATTGCTGTCTTTTCATTTTTTTTATTTTTTTTATATCTATCTCTGGTGGCCCTGCATCTCCCCAACCTCCACTCGTGATTGGTTGACCATACGCACCAATACCATACGGGCCTCGGCCCCAACCCGCTATGTTTCCATAAGCCATTAGGAATTAAACATTCCTTTACTGGTTGTTAGAACCCCTATAACAGCCGCTATTGCGCCCCCTAACCACATCATAGTTCTCCAACCACCTCTCGCTTCATCTAAAGTAGAACGAATCTCTTTGAGTTCTGCTAAAACTTGATCCATTTGGTTTTGGAGTTTTTCTATCTCTGCGTCATGGCGACCCGCCGTTTCATGCAACTCCGTATTCATTTCTATCGAACAAGACTATAATCGAATCTAAATGTGCCTGTAGCACTACTCCCAACAGTAATGTGTATTCCATTCTGTAATTTAAGTCCGTTCTCAAAATCAAAAGATGTATTAATAGCAGTACTTGCTTTAATGTCTAAGATCATATTGCCACCAGAACCATCTCTGATTTCAAAATCTTCTGTTGCTGTTGCTGTTACGCAGTGAATCTTATACAAAATAACAGGACTAGTAGTGATTGCGCTAGTACCTGTACCATGTGCGAATAGGCTATACTGCACATCATTATAATTTACTTGTCCCATTATATTCTCCTAACTAAGTTATACTGCGAATGAACTACCACATCCACATGTAGTTTGTACATTCGGGTTTCGTATTACGAACTGTGAAGCAAAGTGATTTGTAGAATAGTCAATCTCTGCTCCATCTAAATACTGTAGACTTAACGGATCAACGACTAAGGTAATTCCATCTGTAGTTACAGCCATATCATCTTCTTTTCTGTCATCAAACGTAAAACCATATTGGAAGCCAGAACATCCTCCCCCTTCTATAAATACTCGGAGATTAGTCCCTTCCATCGTTTCTTCATCTTCTTGCATAATCTCTTTTACTTTCTTTGCGGCACTACTGTGAAAGACTAATGACATTAGTTTCTCCGTTTACCTTTACCCACAATGCAAGGTGCAAGGCACCGTGTATGAACCATCACTGTGAGTATCTATTTTCACTGTGCTAGTTACCTTTGCGATTGTGCTGGATTTAAAAAAATCTTTATTTGAGCCTGTCTGTGGTCTTGCTGTGCCATCTCCAGCACTTTCAAGCAAATCTCCAATGCTAACGTTAACGCCAGAACCGATTAAGATTTCGCCATTTCCAAGTGCTTCGATGGAAGATTCGCCCCGTTTATAGTGTCCAGCGAAGACGCCATAAACTGCGGTGTCTCCGGCAGTATCACTCACCTTACACATGGGCAATCGTTTTGCGGTTTTGTGCTCTATCGCTTTGGCACTTGCAGTAACTCCGTCTTCGTCTATTGGGATGGTGTAGGTATTTCCTATAACATAATCGTGACCACCTGCTCTCCATTGCATCGGCCCCATCTCTGAGTCTTCGTAGGTAAATTCAGTCCATTTCATTAAAGTTGAAACGGATGACATAACAGTTCCTAATTTTATATTAGGTTGAGAATGATCTTCAAATTGACTCCAGTGGGCACCTGTGAACGTGTTGTATCTTATTGTGGAATTATTTGTAGTATCAATATCTCCTATCGTACTGCCCTGATAACGAAACAAAATATAGTTATGGGTTCCAGCGGAAGCACTACAATCATTAAACCAATACACATTTGTTGCATCACAGGCGTGAACGACAACTCCAGAATTATGAACTTTCCAGCCTTCAGCAGCTGAACCAGTTGTGGCAGATGTATGATCAGGAGTCGCTATTTGAAGGGCGTAACCAGGCGAAGCGCCCTCCATTTGAATACCAATGTTGCCAGATACCGTAAGATTCCCTCCAGAGGACAAAGACATTTTCTCTGTAGCCGCCTCAGATTCACCTGTTTTGAAAACTAGCTTGGTGGCGTTGCTGGTTGAACTAAAATCACCTTCAGATACTGCACTAACGGAAGCACAAACAGTTTGTGCATCGCCTCCTGTTGCCTCATCTGGTGCTTGAAACTGAATTAACCCGATGACATCATCTGCTTCGATATCTGTTTCACCAGTTCTCAACAGCAATCGAACATCACTGCTATCGGCTGTATTATTGTTCTTTAGAATAAGCCCATTATCAGCATTATGCTGAAGGGTAATCTCTCCGTCCGCCCCAAAATCAATCTTAGCTGAATCACTTGCTAATTTAATGTCGTGGTTAAAAGAAGCTGTCCCTGCATCACTACCATCAATCGTCAAAAAAGTTGTGTCGGCACCGCCATCTGTGCCTTTCAGAATAATGTCGGTGTCATCGCCTTGAGCATCTATCGTAATGTTGCCAGCCGTAGTAGTTAAGTTTATGGCAGAATCCCCTGCGGATATATTATCTGCGGCAGGAGCACCAGCAGAAGCATCAACATAGGCTTTAATAGATTGCTGTGTCGCTAGGTGAGAAGCACTGTCTGTTGACATGTCATCTTCGTCTAATACAGGTACTACAAAATCTATATTACCGTCTGTATCGTCATATGAAACATCAATAAAGGTTTCTGTACCATCTAACATACCGCCTACATAATCTTCTACTTGCTCTTGACTTAACTGCGTATTTGTGTCTGTAGCTGTTATAGTAAGCGTATCTCCACTCATAGCCGTAGTAACATTCGTACCACCTGCTATTGTCAGAGTATCCCCAGGAGTAATACCTGTACTTCCAGAGTCTCCTGCAACCGTAGTATCTGATACCACAAAGTCTAGAGTTCCATCGCCATCTTCGTATGTTACAGAGATTCCTGTCTCCGTATTTCCAGAAACCATTCCTCCTACGAAGTCTTCCACTTGTTCTTCCGTAAGTTGGGTATTAGTATCTGTAGAAGCTATTGTTACCGAACCATCTGCGTTAGTAATACTTACATTACTTCCTGCGGTTAAGGTTGCATTTGTCCAGTTACCATTAGTATTATGATAAAGGAGCAACTGACCAGCAGCAAGGGAAGAAATGTTAGTATCGTTAAGTTCAGAGATCGTATCTTCTGTATCAACTTGTGCATCAACATAGGCTTTTACACTCTGTTGTGAGGGGGGTCTTGTAGCACTATCGGTAGACATATCATCTTCATCAATGAGACTTAATGCGTTTGCGTCTACGTATGCCTTAATACTTTGTTGTGTTGCGAGATGACTAGCACTATCACTAGCCATATTATCTTCGTCTTTGATTGCTAACTTTGTATCTATAGTGTCGAAGTTATTATTTAACGTAGTGCCCCACTCATTACTTTGATCCCCTGGGGCGGGTTTTTCTAAATTAAGGTTTGAAGTATAACTACTTGCCATTATTCAACCCCCATAAGACTACCGTCGGGGCCACGCACAACAGGTCTTCCGCCTATGTTAGTTACCATTCCATTATTATCTCTTTCGAGATTTATTGCAGGAGGCGGTTGATTCTGTTGCTCTAGTAATGCGTCTAGTTTTGTAGTAATCGGATTCATGTCTAACATAGATTGTTTTTGACTAATTGCCGCTAAACTATTATTTACAGATGTGTTTAAATTATTTACCGCAGAGTTAGTAACATCTTTAAAAGACTCTTTTAATGCGTCCACTAATGCCAAATACTCTAAAGGTTGTGTGCCAGAAGAAGTTTGTGTGGCTGGTTGTCCTGCGAGGGCTTCTGCCGCTTTAGCTTGTTTAAAGACAACTTCTGCCGTACTTCTCTCAGATTCCCCTTGAGCTTTAGCAAGATTAAGTACTGCCTCACTCTGATTCCAGATAGCTTCTCCACGATCCCTTTCAGCTTCCGCCTCAACTTCGGCATCTTTCCGTATATTATCCACCTCAGACTGTTCTGCCTTAAACTGAAACTCTTGTTCTTTGAGTTGTTGTGCCGCAATTTTAACTTGTTGGTCGAAATCTGGTTGTGGCTCTGGTGGTTGCAATGCTTGTTGAAGGAATTGATCTGCCATCTGAGAGAGTTGTTCTTTCTCTTCGATATTATAATTATTAATAATACCTTTAAGAATAATCCAATAAGCTGGCGAACCTTGTGGTATCGTTTGCATTAGCTGTGTTAGTTGAGCAACCTCAAATTCTCTCGCTTGTGCGCCCAAAGCTCCGTGAACTCTAAACTTATAGTCTGCTACAGGATACCTTTCCGTATCAAACTGCATATATCTCCAAGCAATTTTATGAATTAATGGAGATAAAAATTGATATTCCATATTACGGAGCGTTCTTTTTGCTCGTTTAAGAATAGCTCCCATCATCATTGACATACCACCAGCAGTTTCGTTACGAGGATTAACTCCTAACGGCGCGGCAGTATCTAACGAACCCGTAGCCATCGTCACCATTCTTTCAAATTCGGCAGACTGTCGATAACTTTGTGGGTCAGGGCCAGGGAATTTAAAGGGAGCTATTGCCTCATTTACTGGCCCAGAAACTACTATATTCCGCCCTGGTCTTATACTAAAGTCTCCGTTGCGTGGTATCATCATACCGTTTACGAGAGCAACCGGATAAGTTGCCAAAGCTAAGGCATCTATACGAGCACGTAGTTCTGCATCGAGAGCTTTTTGAGGATTATACCCTTTCTCTGCAATTCCCCGACCCCAAAAACGATTAGGGACGGTATCCCATTGAAATGCTACAAACGACCTATCCTGCATAATAAAAGGATTACGCACTACTTTTAATAGTGTTCCTCTATTTGCAATCCAAACAATCGCCTCTACCATTTCAGCAGCATCGTCATATTCGATATTGCTATTTTCTTCAGCAAACTCTGCGAGAGGATCAACGACACTCTCTTTCTCTGCTTGCTCAAATAAATCTTTAGGTACTAAGCCATGATATTCGATAATCTCTACGTGCTCAATTTCGTGATAACTTTCTTCTCGAATATCAAAACGCGGGTGAGCTTCTTCATCCGTATCGTAACGCCCTATTTCCGATTTATTCCAAATACCTCGATCTTGTTTACGTATAACCTCATGTTGAGGAATAGTGTAGATATGTGCCGCACCTAATGCAGACTCAATATCTTTTGCGGCAAGATCTATGACAAATTCATTTGGATCAACGGGAATTAATGAAACATGAATGTCATCAACAAATTCAATGTCGGAAGTGATTCCTGCTGAACCTGTAATTGGAACTCTACGAGGACGCTGTTCGACAGCAATCTTACCCAATCCTGTACCATATAACGCGGCATTTAATAGTATCTCCGAAATAGATTTGTTTACATCTCTTGTTTCAAAATCTTCTAGTAATTGAGATGTGATTTGATCTAATCTCGTGTCTACATCTTGTGCTAAAAGTTCTAATTGCTCTGGGGGCATTTGTTGTGCAGACGCTTCTAACATCTCCTCAAACACCCTCTCTCTAACATCATCCTCTAAATCAAACCACCGTTCTCTATGAAAGATAGTTTCTTCCATTTCAGATACGGCGGCTTCTATTGCTTGTTGTAAAGCTGGAGCAATAATCTTAGACCGCTCATGTTGTCTAATTTTATCTTCTGGCCCTCCGTGTTGACCTCTCCACAGACGATAGTATTCCTGCCATCTGTTTTGGTGCTGTCTATTACGTGCTTTTTCCCAACTATCTACCTTATAAGTAACCCACCCAGTTAATTCAGTATCAACTGATGATTCTTGTTGGGTGCTCGTAAACTGGTCTACACTATTAACTATCGCCATTATTTTTCCTTTTACATACCCGCAACAGCATCTAAGGGTTCCCACTCATCTTTTTGACTTATTGCCATATCGTATGGTGTAACCGCAATTTGGTCTATATACGCCAAACTATCTATCATATCATCGTGCGCTAACGGATTAGGGAAATCTAAAAGTTGATCTGTTACTTTTGGTAAGTAGTCGCCTTCGGAAAAAGTTAATCTACCTTGTTCCATTCGACCCTGTAATGCCCAAACAATTCGGTCATACTTTTTTTGATTACCGTGTGTTAGTTCTACAATATAAGGAAAGGTATTTAATCTCCGCATATTGTCATGTAAATAAGGCATAAGAGCATTTTTTAACGCTCCTCGTTCGATACCCACTACTTTTGGCTTGTATTGTTGGGCCGCTCGTAAAATACGAATAGCGGTTTCCCGAACATTCCATCGACCAGTAATAATATCGTGTACGTGCCAGCCATCTTCTGAAACCTCTACGATTGAAATAGCAGTTTCATCTAGTCGTTTAGCTTTACCCTGAGAGATACCTCGTGCATCTTCGTATCCCGCCGGATCTACTGTCATATAGAGTTCACCAGAAGTCGTTTTTTTATCCACAACCTCTATCATGTCGCTCTTGAAGATAGTACCGCCAAATGAAGAAAAACTAGCTTCAAACTCTTGCTTAACAAACTCTAGTGGCATATCCTTTGAAGCAAGAATAACTTCTTCTGGATCTAAAAACGGGTTGTCTAGTGATCTATAAGTCCAGGCACCCCACTCGTCAAACGTGTTTTCATCTTTAGCGTTTAAAAATAAATCGTAAAAATGATTTTTACCATTTGGTGTTCCTATGAAAAGTGCGCCACCTTTAACATCTGCGAGAGTGGGTCGTATAATTGCTGTCCAAACATCCTCTTTCATAAAAGCATATTCGTCCATTACGACATACGATAATCCAACTCCTCGAAGTGATTCTGGACGGTCGGAACCTTTAAGATGGATTTGCCGACCATTTACAAGCGTAAGAATACACTCATTTTCTCGCGCTTTTTCTGTAATAGGGGCCGCCATCTGCTTTAATGACTGCCACATTATGTCTTTTGCTTGATTAAATGTCGGAGCTATGTAATAACACGCTTTATCCGAAAGGTCATAATCAAACTCATTCCTAGTTTCTAAGGCTTTTGTAATTAACTTTACCCGCGCAAGATAAGATTTACCAAACCTTCTTCCCGCACCGACAACTTTAAAACGCTTATCGGCTACGAAAATCTCTTGTTGAGCGGGGTGTAAAGAAAAATTAAGTTCTATCGCCATAGATTAACGATTAAAAATATACATCGTCACTTCAAACCCAAAACGAATGTTTTCATACTCTGGTTTAGTCCACTGTGTATTAATATCCACGTTTACTTCCCCTTTTCTTTTTCCTTTCCTTATCTTTCGTCTTTTTCTTTTTTGGTCTTCCTACCTTTGACCCGTAAGTTCCCTTTCCTCGTGGCATTATTTGCCTCCGTTAGAGACACCTTTTGGTGGGATCTTTGTAGCCGAAGCCGTACTTGCCGCTTGGTGTATTTTAGCGGATACTGTGCCACCTTGGTTATTGACACCACCGGATTTACCCGCATTAGCGTAATCACTACATTGATTTTTATTCATATTAAACCTCTTTAAATTCCGCCTCTACAGGCTCTTTGTTTAGTGCGTCTGCTTCTAGTCCAGATATATTAATAATAATCCCACCAGAATCGTTTGCACCATAATGTTCGACAGCCTTACGCGCAGGTATTGCGCGATCTAATAATAATCGGGCTGCTGCCATATCGCCACCTTTGGCTTCCCGAATAACTGTTTTGATCACCGCCTTAAATTCTTTAGTCATTTCCCCTGCAAAGAGTTCAACTAACTCATTTTGCATTTGGGTCAATTTATTTTTACTACCTTTAGGTCTTCCTGATGGGTTTAATGATTTTCCTCCCTTAACTAAATTAGGGTTTCCTCGCTTACCTGCCACTCTAATGACCCCTCATCTGAAATTTAGAAGACTTTGGTGGCTTTTGTGACCCACTTTGGTGTGCAGTAGGCTTTGACGTTTCTTTGTCCGATAGGCTGATATCTTTTACCTTGGTGCGTAAGCATCCGAGAGTAGTGAGTACATTTGCGAAGATCTGCAAAATAAATAGGTTGTGATCTCTGTTCATTCCCATTCACCAAAACAGTTAGTAAAAAGACGAGTTTCATAGGATTAACGATACGCAAAGAGCTATTATTCCTATGCCAAACCCAAGGAGTACTCCTCCTACCAGACACTCCATTATTATTTTCTGTCTTCTTCTGGTAGCGTAGACTTGCTTCTCTCGCCTTGCCCTAATATCTTTGCGGAGTTGCATCATTTCCCTGTAGGTATCAGGGCCGAATCTGTAGATAAGCAGTTCTCTAAGTTGAGTTTCCTGCTCTTGCATTTTCTTTTTGGCTATTGTGATATTTAAGGCTTCTGCCTCAATACTACCTTGTGCAGTAATTTTCTTGTAGAACGGCGGGTTTTCTTGCTCTTTTTGTCTTGCTGAAAGGTCGCTTGCCGCCTCAAACCAGCGTGATAAGTGCCCTACACACTGTTCTAGTTCTGCCCCTCTTGCACATAATTTCTGAAAACCATTAAGAGCACTATTGCAGACACTTACAGCCGCCATTATTTCTAACATAAAATAGCACCATTTTAACTAGTGTTCTCTAGTTGTACATAAACTTCTTGTAGTTTTTCTTTAGCCCCTACTAACTGAGTAATAAGCTCGTCTACGCTATCTGTAGTTCTTGGGTGTTCCGCAACTCCAACGGTACTTGTAAGGTAAACAGATAAATTAGCTTGACAAACAGCTACATCTGCTTCGTATTTAAGTTTTAAAGCCTCTAACAAAGACACGTTATTTTTTACCCATGAACTTAGCCGCACCGCGAAAGCCAAAACTGGCAGCTACGATAGTTCCTAGCATATATTGATACCACTCTGGACAATTACTCAAGGCTAAAAAGAAATTATTGACTCTTTCCTCTTGTCCAAATAGTAATAGTATTAAGGGCAACGTGAAGACTACAGTTAGCCACTCGTCTTTCCAAGAACCTTCGCTAGCTTCTGCTTGAGCCAAGTCCCAATCAATTTCCCCTGTTGCCTTTTTTTCGAGAATTGTCGCTTCAGCTTCCGCTTTAGCAACCTTAACCCTGGTAGTAGCTTTAATCTTTTCATTACGTCCTTCCAACCAATTTGAAGCAAGAGAAGCTATAGGCCCGACAATCATTTGTAACATAAGTTAAAACTCTGGATGGCGTTTTGTATTTATAAACGTACGTAGTGGTGTTTCTGTTCGATCAGGATCAGGTGTTCTATCTTCTCTCCTTATTTTTGAATAAGTAACTCTATCTTTCCCCGCTTTCTTTGCTTTCATCCTGTTAACGTCTTCTTCCGTAATATCTCTTCTCGTATCGAATCTAAACGCTTTGTTCGCTTTATACGTCATTTAATAACTCCAAATTGTAGGTCTGACTCCATCTGTAATCGCGTCTAAGTGGATAAATCGTCCTTCTCCTTTCTGGTTAATCCCGACTCCAGTAAAATACCAAGTATCTGAGGGATAGCTACGAAATACCAGTTCTAACAAACGGTAAGCATCTCCCCTAGAAACCGCAACATCTACGGCTCTACCAGTGCTGTGTGCTCCTGGCCCTAATCGTTTCCCCTTTTCTATGGGGTGGTCTGGACACCTGTAGGCCGAAGTAATTGTTAATGGCCCAAAGTGTTCTCGAAGGTGGTCTAGTTGGTCTAAAAACCCTTTATCCATAGCCGCTACACCACAATGAGAGCAAGCTAATTCTTCCTCAGAGAAGTATTTACCCGAAGTTACTGTCACTTATTTGTTCGTCATATTGTCTTTTTAGTTTCTGCCACATACTAGGATGCCTCATTACTTTAGCTGACGAGACGTTTCGATAGTACCAGTCTGCAAACTCCTTCATTGACCCGCCACTCCAGTTCGTTCTGTCTTTAAAGGAACTTTGTAATTGCTCTGGTAGACCAGCTATTGCGTCTTGCCAACCCCCTGGCCGCATCCCTGGAAGAGAAGGTTGAAATGGCGACGGTACTGCTGCGGCTTGTTGTTGGGGTTGAGGTTGTTGCTCTGGGGTTTGGGGTTGATATTGTGAGTTTTGTGCTTGGATTGCCTCCCGAATTAATTGGGGAAACTCTGTTTGGAAGAACTTATTTAAGTTTTCTCTTACGTACTTAACCAGATACCCATTCTCGTTAATTGTCGGGTTTAGTCTTTCTTCTCTTTTCTTAAACCAATCTGGATTTCTTGGATTATCGGATGGCGGCATTGCACCGCCGAAGAATGAGTTAGGCATACCGAACGGCCCCTGAGACTCACCTGGAGCTTTTGACCTATTATCCCTTCCGTTGGGTACAGAAGGAGACATAAATGAACCATAGTGCGTATCGAGCATAAAACATCTCTTTAATTTACAGCTATATTATACCAATTATTTGCGCTCTTGTCAAGCTATATCTTTCTTGGAGGTTGGGCAGCTTCCCCTTGGGAAGTGCATCAGGACGATATCGCTAAGTTATCCACAACTACTATTATATAATTATATTTATTTATAATTACTCTCTCTCTTTAAGGAGAGAGAATAATATAATATAATATATATAATATAATTACCTCCAATTTACCCTCCAAACACTCCGAGTCCAAGAAGTTATCCACAGGTAAGAAACTAATTCACCTCGGAGATCGACGAAGATCGCTACATTTACCTGTATTTTCATAGAGATAAGCCTAATTGGTTAGTTTTTGACCACAGGCTTTTATTTAGTTCTTTATATCCGGTTTGATGTACATTTGAGGCTGCATATATATCTTGGTCGCTCGCCAGGGGGGCCGTCCCCTTCGGGGAAACCGACTAATCCACAGGTTATCCACAATGAGCTGCACTAAAATGGTGCATGAGGGGATTGGTTGGGGATAACTTGTGGATAACTTTCTCTGTCTGCGTGATGAGAGAATAGCAGTTGCACCCACGTCACACGACTCATTCCCTCACTAACGGCAATGGGGAAAATATAGCTCCATGAATTTTCCGAATGTACCCATGAGTTTTCCGAATGTGGCCTGGAATCGACGTGAGAGACAACACCAGATCGAGACAATGCGAAAACACGCGAGAAAATTATTTTCGGTTAAATTAAAAAAAAATTGCAAAAAGTACTTGACAGGATAAAAAACCTCCCTATTATGCCTAATAAGTCTCGCGAAATAGCATGCAGCAATGCCCTACCAGTGAGCACCAACAATCCTCCGATTAGGGGGAAACGCCCTGAGGTAAGAGCACGTAGGTTGGTATCGGATTACTTGAGCATAGGTAGCAAGTAACCTCCGAACGAGTACCGCCAACCACCAAAGGAAACGAGACTTTGTTGGAAGTCTAACCGAATCGTTCTGACTGTTTGTTTCAACCTATGCTTGGGACATTTAGAAAGGATACAGTAGGGAAAGACTGACTACTTGAATCTTTCTGAGACGTAAAACGGTTAAGTCTCATAACGAAGGGTTCACAATCCTAGCATCTACGAAGAATATACGGTCATCTTCGTTAGGTGCTAACTTGTGCATCTTTTTTTTAGTGATAGGGGGGTTAGTAAGTGTCTAAGTATAATCTTAGAAATGATAGTTACTCCGAACTGGCGAAAATTGGAACCAAGTATTATAACGATAGCGGTTACTGTGGAGTCATCGCGGTAGCAAAGGCGTGCCGATGCTCTTATGGGAAAGCATTTTCCGAGATGGAACGACAAGGTAGAAAACGCGGTAGAGGTTCATCCATCGGAATGATCGAAGAATCTATTAAGAACATAGCCGGAAAGACAACGGTGGTTCGCGGTGGTTGGATAGGTAAGACTGTCGCGCAAGCTGAACGGGGATTACCCAAAACGGGGACATTCTTGATATATCAAAAAGGACATATAGCTTGTTTAATCGACGGCAAGATCTTCGATTGGACGGGCAAAGACGAAGGAAACGGAAAAGCATCGAGAAAACGTGTAATGATGATTTCAGAAGTAACGGAGGCAACAGAATGAAATGCGAAATTGTAGACGATGGGACACTAGACACAGTGGTCTATATCAGTCATGGTGTTGGGTTTAGAAGTTATTACGAGAGATACTCGAGCGAATATAGGTTTGAGTTTGAGAGTGATGACGAGTTTTTAGAAGCAGTTAGACAAGAGCATAATCAATAGGAGAATTCAGAATGTCAGACAGAATCACAAATAAAATGCTAGAGGCACGAGTCAATTCTTTGAATAACATCTTAGGTTATCCTACCGAACGGTGGAAACCTTACCGCGTAGACGGGCGTTTAGTAGCCAACCCCAACCACTATTACATCGGTAAAGCGTATGGAGGGTATAGACTAGAACAACTTTGCGGTGAAGGTGGTGCTCGCGACATATCCCCGCGAGGGACTAAACGCGAAGTTTGGGACTATACAACGGCAATGATTAAAGGTATCGAAGAATTGGAGAAAAGGGTGGGGTTAGTACCAATAAAACAGTCTAACTGATGAGGGTTGAGTACCCGAAACACCTCGTTAGAGGTGTCTTAGACAAAAAAAGGTAATTAGAAATGGAAACAACGAAACAAGACTTAAAAATCGTCACAATCGAAAACAACACAATAGAGGCTTTCAAAAAAGAGTGGCCTTGCCACAACTTCCCAGAGGATCTCGACATTATAAATGTTGTGTTCGACGATAAAGGGGATCTGATCGACTACGAACTGCTAGACGAAGATGATGACGTAATTGCGACGGGAGAAAGAATAGAAGATCTGCACGATTTCAAAACCATCTCACAAGAAGGATTATCGGCTCTTTTCTTGGACGCATACGAGAACGCGAAACCGACGCTTTTCGATACCCGTTTTATCACTGACGGCTTACGTTACTAAAGGGGAACAGAAAAATGAGAGTTTTATCGCTTTTTGATGGTATGTCTTGTGCTCAACTCGCTTTAAAACGCGCAGGAATTAAAGTTGATACTTATTACGCGAGTGAGGTAGACAAATTTGCCATAAAAATCACACAGAAAAATTTCCCCAACACAAAACAATTAGGTGATGTCTGCGGAGTAACTGCGCGAGACGTTGGGGAAATAGATCTGTTAATTGGTGGATCACCTTGTCAGGGTTTCTCATTTGCGGGCAGACAGTTAAATTTCCAGGATCCTCGATCCAAACTGTTTTTCGAGTATGTCAGATTACTTCGGGAGTTGAAACCAAAATACTTTTTGTTAGAAAATGTACGGATGTCGAAGAAATCGCAAGATGTCATCTCGGAACAGTTGGGAGTTGAGCCGATAAAAATTAATAGCAGTTTAGTATCTGCACAAAACCGGAATCGTCTCTATTGGACAAACATCAATTTTAAAGAAATCAAAGAAGATTGTGGTCTTGTTTTACGAGACATTCTTGAAGAAAACACAGCACCGCATTTTCTAGCGGGAGAAAAACTGATGCGCGGGTATCAGGGAGGAAACCAGCTGAACCCAACGTATAAATCGCAAGCGAACACCATACACGATTTGGGCAGTAAATCCCCTACGATTTGTGCTGGAACTCACGGCTATGCTATCGGGTATATCCCTGTCCCGCATATGAAAAAATCTCGCGACGGATTAATTTTGGCGGGCAAGGCTAATTTGAACGGTCACGATTTAATAAAACGGGTGTATCACCCTGACGGTAAATCCCCTACCCTCAATGCTTGTTTAGGTGGTCATAGAGAACCCAAGATCCCTGTGTCCGATGGGGGTTGGAGGAAGTTAACGCCATTGGAGTGCGAGAGACTCCAAACGGTTCCCGATAACTATACTTCGGGAGTCTCCAACACTCAACGCTATCGGATGCTGGGAAACGGCATGACCGTGGAAGTAATCGCACACATTTTAAAACAAATATGCTAAAATAATCAGATTAAAACGGGAGTAAAAAAATGAGAAATCGATATAGATGGGAGCGCACACGCTTCGAGATTTTAAAGGAACTATCGGCAGATTGTGCCTATATCCTCGGAGGGATTGCAATCGCTTTGACTTCTGCAAGTATTTTTCTTGCGATGGGAATAGCGACATTCTGGGGAGTGCGGGAAACTGCTAAAATTATTTTACAACTTTTAGGGGGAATCTAATGCAAAGACCTAAAGAATGGATGGATGAGAAGTACGAACGAATGGGGGAGTGTTTCGATTGCGGGACAAAAAAGTACAAACGAACGTCGATGGTTTTACACCCTGACTCAACTTTATTAAAGGAAAAATTGTGGTGTAAGGAGTGTTTTCTTGCGCGGGGAGAGAGGATATGACTTGCAGAACAATGACAAAACCACTACCACCCCACGGCAGCCCCGAAGATCGTGGTGGTGCTGATGCCTACTACGGACGGCAACCCAGACCCCATAAAATTGTAGAGGGGAGATCGATCTACGACCTGACAAACCTAGAACGTCAACAGTACATGCGGGGATTCCAGGAAGTTGACGCAGACCCAAGTTTTAGGAAAATGTTATGACCAATACTATTATTTTAACGGGCGCCGAACTCCATTCCGGAGGTAAGGCGGTTTTCTTATGGGGCTACGTTGCTTCCGATAAGATTGTCGGCAGCGCGAGGGCCTTAGTGCGCCAGTTTTATTTTCCGCTTTCTCAATGCGAACTCATCGATAACGAGTACCATTGCCCGCTTTGGCTTGCGGAGGCCAAGGCCGCAGAGGGTGTTTACCAGTGGGTCAGCAACCGCGGTATCAAAGGTATCGACCACTTGGGCGGCGCGGCTTTATCTGCTAGTTTTGCAGATCGTGTATTTTATATAGACAGCTATCGTCTTAACAAAGCGAAAGACTATAGTGTATTAAAATGACCTCGTATACGCCCCTCTAAGCGATTTAAATTGAGTGGGTAAGGGTTTACTATGGCTGAAATTAGGAGAAATTTGGATGGACGATCACTATATTGACAAGATGGCTAAAGAGTACCAATTAGAAATTAGAAAACTTAAAGAAGAAAATCAAATGTTGCGGAAAGACATTGAACGGTTGCAGGAGGAAATTATGTTCGAAGATCCTGCTTGGAAGAAATTTTTAAAGAAGGTTCACGGGGTTGATCGGTGGGATTTTCTCGTAGTTCTCCTCGGAGTTTCTTCGCTTGTGTTATACTTCTATTTACTTTTT